TGGCATTAACATAACACCACCCTTTGCTTCTACCTGCATCTTCTCTGTTTTTACAAGACCTGTACGATCTAGTAGTTCTTTAGCTGCTGCCATCTTGTCACGTATACCTAGCTCTGTAGGATCGTTCAAAGCACTGACCATAGCCATAGCTGCCTTTGGCACATTACGTGCTAAGTAGTTATGTGTTACATCAATTATTTCTTCTTTTAAACTAGTAGTAATTTCACGGTTAGGTGTATTAGGTGAATACCCTGCAAGTTTTTTAGCTTCAGTAATATTACCACCAGCTTCATCCATAAGGACATTAAGAAATTTTTGTTGACGTTCTGTTAATTCTCTAGCCATATTATGTCTTTGGTCTTGCTTTAGGGCGTATAGATCCTGGTACTGCAGGTCTCTTAGGTGGGCGTTTATTAGTAATATTTGTAGAATTAAACTGTTTAGCTTTTGCTACTTCTTTTTCAATACGAGCTTGTAACTGTGCTCGTTTTTTAGCATCAGTTTCAGCTTTAAGTTTCTTACGCATTTCTGCTAATTTAGCTGCCTGTGCTTGTTTTTGAGCTTTAATCTTATCGCTCATAACTTTTGCTGTACCAGCAGCACCTATTCCAGCACCTACAACTGCAGATTGTCGGCCTAGTTGACGAGCATTGCGCATACCCCTAACACCTGCTTTAGTTTGAGATTGCCCTGTAGTTGGTTTAGTAGTCATATCTTTTGCATGTTTACGTGCTTCTTGCACAGCTTTTTTACCAAACTTTTTAATTGCTGCTTGTATACCTTTCTTAGCAAGAAAAGCTATTATAGGTGCAAACTGTATTGCCATTGTATTTTTCCTTATATCATCTCAAAATGTGGGGCATCAATAAATGGTCTACGCCCTTCTGATCTACGCAAGTCTATGTAAGCATTCATAGAATCTTCTGCTGTACCTTGATACATTCTTATATCTCCTTCAGACCAAGCGGCTCCCCACTTAATAGCTACACTATTACGTCTAGCTGCTTCTGCCATTGCATCACATATATCGTCATATACGTTTAGCTCCCAAGATATATCTGAACCAAAGTAAGCAACAAGATCTACAGCCCTACCATCTAAGTGTTTGCTTTTCATAGTTTGTGATCTACCTGAGTCGTATAGTTTCTGTTGCTCTTCTAAAGTACGCATACCATATGTAACACCAAAATCTACTTTAGTTAAATTAATAGCTTCCATAACTACAGCTACAAGGTCTTTTTCTACACCTTCTAACTTACTTATACTTCTTGCGCTTAGTTTAAATCCCATACTATTTCCTTACATTGGTGTTTTTACATACTTGGATACTGCTCTACCACCAAACCAAAAACTAATTATAGCTGCAAATAATCCGCTTGTAGCATCATCCCAGATTAAAGATAGTGACCTACCAAGATCATTACCCGCATCCATAAGAGATATTAATGCTGTTACTTTAATGGCAACAAAAAGGCCAAAGAAAACATAAGTAATGACAGGACGTACACTGCCTCGTAGTGCGTTGATAAAACCTCCTGCGTCCATACTATCATGTTTATACAGTCCTTCTGTTTCTTTTATCTCTGCTTGTTTATCTATTATGTTTAGCTTTAGCTCATTACGCTTTGCCATCATATCCATCTCAAGCGACATACGCTCAAGATTATGTTTATGTTCTTGTCCTGCTTTAAAGTAATTTAATACTTCAGGTAAAAAAGAAGTACCAAATCCTAGTAAGCTACCAAGTAATGTAATCATAGTGTTACCTTTGTTTTATCTTCTTCAAAAGAAATCTTTGTACATTTAGAAAAAGAGAAAGACTCTTTTGACGGTTTACTATCTTCTAACTTTTTAATTAAAATACTTCTTGCTATTTCACATCTTTCCATTGAAGGATACAATATTTGATCTGAGGCTATTTTGTGCTGCCCCATTTGAATTAATATGAGTACTATAACATACATATTACTTCTTTACTTTCTACTTAAAGATCTATCTGTTTTAGCTTCTTTATTCATCCAAATACCAAAACAACCTGTTAAAGCACCCATACATACAGATACAAGTCCTGCTTGTCCTGTAGTTGGATCAGGTAAAGACATGTACCAATGTACAGACTGATAGGTTAGTATAGTAACTACTAGCATCATTAGTCGTGGAAATATTTTGTAATCATCAATAATAGTATGTGCCATATTTTATCCTACCATACCACCCTTAGCGGCTCTAAATCGTCTGGTTTTCTTTGCAATGTTTTTAGGTTGAGCCACATGCTGCTTACCTGCCGCCTTGCCTTTTCGTTTAGCTCTAGTTGTAGCGGCATATTCACTGCTGCTAAGAGACTCAATAGCCTTAGAAGGTAAATAACGTTCACCAGTTTTAGCACTAGGCTTGCCACTTTTAGTTCGCCATTTTTGTTTGGTCCAATCAGTTAGACTTTGTTGAGACTTAGCTTTTGCCACGTCAACAGCAATCGCAGTCTTCGTGACACTTCTTATTAAGGAGCGCACACCATAGTCTTTTAAAATATTTTACTATTTTTTTCATTAGCTTTTATATCCCCCACCAGCAGCTTTATATGCTTTGGCTAACATTTGGGCTTTACGTGCAGACCATTGACCTGCACTTCCACCTTTAGTACCCGCTTTAATTCTATTAAATAGTCGCTTGCGTAATTCGGGTTTTGTATAATTCCCTGCTTTGTTGACGGTACTCTTCTTTTTGGTTTTCGTCTTGGTAGATGACTTTGTTGATTTCGCCACGACTAATTCCTATATCTTGAAGTTCTTTATTGGTCATATTCATTAATAGCCAATAGTCAGCCCTACGTTGTTGATTGTCTTGTATTGTTTTTAATAGTTTACGTAGGTATTGTATAATGTAGTTCATAACTTTCTCCTTGTTAACGATAACATGTGTTATCCAAGGTAGTTATACTACAGTTAGGTATATCATACTACAGATAATAATGCAACCCCGATATGCATTTATATTAGGGTTACACTTTTTTTATGATAGTACTACTTTAATAGTTACGTTGTCACTAGTAGCTGCTAAGATGTTCATTATAACAGCATCACCAACAGCATCAGGTATTGCAAGAGTATAATTACCTGCCTCTAGTTCTAAATCATTAGCACCACAGTTTGCCTCTGCAGGACCAAAGTTAATTAAAAACTCTTGATCAGCGTGAAGATGTACAACTTTAAAGCCAGTGCAGGTAAAATGTGAAGTATTAGCTGCAGTATTATCTATGGTTGCTTTTGTTTGTACACTCCATTGTAACGTATTAGGTTGGAATGTGCCTACGGAAGTTGACATTTATCATTCCCCCTTTAATGTACTGAGTATTCTAGTTCAACAGTAAATCTACCTGCAGATGCATCACCGTTAAGAGTAGTAGTAGTAAACACGTACAAGTGTGTATTTGCAATAGGTGCTTGTACTAGGGGATCAAATATATGATACCCTGCTGCATCCAGATTTAAATCAATTTCAGTTACTGAGTCAGTAGCAGAAATACGTGGATTAAATGATGCAACACCTGCACCTACAATCTCTGTACCTGAAGATACTACAGCAGCATTAGTAGCAATGCCAGAAGTAGGATTAAGTGCTAGACCACCTACAAGTGTTGGTCCTGCGACAGTAGTAATAAATACTAATGCACGATGGATAAAAAACTTAGTAGGTGTTACAATACCCGATGGAGTATTAGTATCTAATGTACCTAACTCTACAAGACAGTCTCCGTCTGCATATGCTGTACCAGTATCTGTATCTGCTAGTGATCCTACAAACGTTTGAATCTTACGTGTGCCGAATGAATGTAACAGACCTGTGCCTGTTATTCCTGTACCAAAGGTTACGTTATCTTCGTACTCTTCAATACCTTTTGTAAAAGTTGTTGTTGCCATTTTATAAATCCTCCTGTGGTGTTACCACGTTGCTTGGCATAGTGTGGGTTGACCACTTATAGTTTTTTATTTCTTCTTCATAACTCGTTTAGTAGCACCGCCTCTTGAGTAGCCTTTTTTCTTCATGCCACCTTTAGCCATACCTTTTTTCTTCATGCCACCTTTAGCCATACCTTTTTTCTTCATCATGGCTCCACCACGAGCCGCTGCCATTGTTTTAGCTTTAGCTTTAGGTTTTTTTGCTGGTTTAGTAGAACGTGTAAGTAGCTCACGTAATGGTATACCTAGTTTGTCTGCTTCTTTCTTCATGGACTTTAGCCATGCTGGATCACTTTTAGCCATAGTCATTATTCTTTCTCCTGATATAAATTATTAAACACTCGTTGCGTATCCCAGATGTACTCTACATCTTCCTTTGAGTGAAATATATGCTGATTAGGTCTAAAGTCAGGAGCACCTTGTCCTGTCTCAAACCAAGCTGGGTGAGTTACTCTCACTCTATTATTGGGTAACGCAACCATGTTACCTGTATAATCTCCTGCATCTAATAATTCTAATACATGAGATTGTTTATGTTGAGCAGGGTCATCTGCTACTTCACTATCTGTGTAGTCAACTGTAAAGTAATACTTAGCTGGGTAAAACTCTCCATCTACTTTAGCTATCCAAGGGGCAGGGCTTGCACGTTCTATCTTATAAACACTATGTGTATGTGACATACAATCCCAAGGCTGGGCTAAATACGTAGGTAAAGCACTAGGCCATTGTTCGTATGCTGTATCTGCTACAAGTGCAGTCAAAGGCATTCTTGCCCACATAGCACCGCCATGCACATTCTCTTCATCTGTATCGTCGGACTCACATCCAGTAAATATAACCTGAAAACTAAGTGTTCTATTTGGCATAGTTGTTACTGCAACTACCATGCAATGTAAAAATTCTCCGTGATACTCTTCCATATTCTTAGTATATTCACGGCGTACCCATGCTTTAAAATGTGGTATGCTACTTTGTAGATACGGCATTGTGTTTCCTTCGCAAGTCTGCTTTAGCTGATTTGAAGAGTTCCGATATGGTTGTCTTCTTCATAACTTTAGCACGTTGTTCAGCTACTGTCAATATCTGAATCTTTCTTGCGTAAGGTTTCTTTATTCTTTTTACTTTAGCTATTGTAGCTTTTGCATCAGCTACAGTTGCAAACTTAATAGGTACAGTATCTTTAGGGTTCTCATCTGTATATAGTCTACGCCCAGACCCTTTAGGTTTTTTACCTGTACCTACTTTAGGATCTGGTTTCTTTTTAGTCATGCTATAATAAAGTCTAGTATTTGTCCATCAGGTGTACGCAGTTTATTTGGGTTAGGGTTGTAAGCATACATCTGATTAACTAGCTTTAAGTCTTCTACTGGTGTATCAGGAGTTACTCTTGTAGGCTCTTTTGTGTTTACATCTTTTCTCACAGGCTCACCTACACCATTCTCAAACACTATATTTACATGTGTTTGGAATGGCATACTAGGCAATGGCAGATGAGAAATAAGAGACATTAATAAAACATGCCACCTTTACGCATGTCTGTGCTTCCTGATTTAACTGAACCACCACGGTTCATGTAACCCATCTTGTTACGTACAGTAGTAGGTAGTTTCTTTAAACCTTTTTGTGAAGCAGAAGGTTGTGTGAGTCCACCTTTGTTGAAAGGACTTTTAGGTGTATAACCTTTAAACCCAGCACGATCTGTATTTTTTTGAGCAATGTTACGAGACTTTACATCTACCTCACTAGCATTTTTACGATTAATAGCATTTAAAATTTCTTTATGTCTTTCTTTTGTAATTTTACCTGCACGTAATTCTCGTCCTGCTTTTGCTATAGCATCACCGCGTTCCATACTTGTGTACGAAGTCATACCACCAATGCCTGGTTTCTTATCATTCTGTGGGGGTTTACGTGGCGTAAGAGTTTTACCAAAACC